GGAGGGCGCGTTCTTCCTTTTCGATATTGGTGAGGGCTTCATAGGTAGTTGGGTCGTAGTAGCCCTCGCTGTTGAATTTATTGATACTCATAAGCGTTACCTCGTTAATCTTTCTTGTAAAAATCAGTCTCGTAGCCATCTGCACGAAGCTGCAGTCCGTTTGCCCAGGGTGGAGTCCTGCCCATCTGGTCACAGACGGCCTGCAGGGACATCCGGCGGTCGGCTTCAATGACCACCTCGTCGTGGATATGCATGACGATGGAGCAGCAGCGAAGGGTCTTCATGGCGTAACAAAGGATATCTCGTGAGGTTGCCTGGACGATGTTTTCCACAAATTTCGGACCGTAGCTGTCAATGCGTTCCCATTTCTTCGTGCCGCCGACGCCTTCATAGGTGATACAGTCGCCGCCGAAACGGTTCTCTCCGATCTTTGGCTTCACATAGGCAAGGCTCCTGCCGGACGGCAGAGTGATAAACAGCATCCCGTTTCTGGCGGAGAATATGATGCCGTGTGTTTTCGTGGTAGTCCTACGGCTAACGGCTTCCATCACGGCACGGTCAACCGCCCACCAGAACTGCACGATTTTCGGATTCGCCTGACGCCATGCGGAAACCAGAGCTGGAAGCTCGTCCTCTGACAGCCCCATCTCCAGTGCGCCCATAGCCTTAAGTGCGCCCACTGAGCCGCCGTAGCCGAGAGCCAGTTCAGCAATCTTGCCTTTCTGCCGCAGGTGACCGTTGACGCCGTGCTTTTCTACGGGGACGCCGAACATCTGGGACGCGCTGGCGCAGTAGATGTCCTTGCCCTCGGCGAATACATCCTGCCGCCATTTCTCGCCGGCAAGCCATGCGATCACCCTGGCTTCAATCGCGGAGAAGTCCGCCACAATGAATTTCCTGTTTTCCTGCGGCACGAATGCCGTGCGGATCAGCTGAGAAAGGGTATCCGGCACATCCTCATAGAGCATTTCCAGAGCGTCAAAGCCGCCTGCCCGGACAAGCCCTCTGGCTTCGGACAGATCGTCCAGATGATTCTGAGGGAGATTCTGCATCTGAATGATGCGGCCTGCCCACCGCCCGGTGCGGTTGGCTCCGTAAAACTGGAACATACCTCTTGCCCGGTCATCGGCGCAGATGGCGGTTTCCATCGCCTGATATTTTTTAACGCTGGATTTCGCAAGCTGCTGGCGCAGGGTCAGTACCTTTTGCAGCTGCGGCGGCGCAGTTTTAAAAAGTTCCGCTACAACCTTTTTGCCCAGGGTATCGGTCTCCACGCCGTTATCCGCAAGCCACTGCTTCATCTGCTGTACCGAGTTGGGATTATCCAGTGAGGTCAGTTCCTTCATCGCCTGGGTCAGTTCCGAGCGGGATCGTCCATCCATCTGAATGGCCTGCCGTACTAGCTTCATATCCAGTCCCACGCCGCGATCGTTGATCTCCTGGTCGAGATGGTATTCCTCCCAGACGCTGTCCGGCACAGGATACTTTGAGAGCCGTGCCTGGATAGACATCTCTGTCTCCACATCGCGGATGTTGTATTTTTTAAATGCCAACCATTTGTCCGGGGCGTGTTTTGGGAGATTGCGGGTGCGCTGACCGTTGGACTTAGTTGGTGCACAGGGCTGGCAGAAATATTTGATGAGGTCTTTGCCTTCGGCCAGCTTTTGCTTTTCCAGCCCAAGAACGACGCCGGCTCCCTCCAGTGATAAAGGCAGACCCATGTACGCAGCCCAGACCATCGAGCATTTCCAGGAATCCGGCTCCAGATAGTTGCCGGTCGGATAGCCCAGAAAGCGTGACAGGCAGATGCGTTCAAAATTGGCATTGAAGGCCCACTTGGTCACAGTCTCATCCTCCAGAGCGGAAAGGATCTCCGAGGGGATCTTCTCCCCGCAGGCAAGGTCTATTTGCTGTACGGAACCGCCGTCCACGCTGTAGGCAAAGAGCAGTATTTCAAAATTGGGAGACTCCACATAGCGGTAAACGCCCGTTTTGGCAAGGGGCTGGTCGCTGTAGGTCTCCAGGTCAATTGATAAGGTTTGCATTTCGTCACTTCCTTTCATACCCCAATAGGGCGGCAGATCGCTCCGCCGCCCTGGGGCTTGGTGCTTTATTTCTCCAGCAGCTTCATGCGGTTTTCGTGATACTCTGCGTCACGGGCCGCCTGTTCACGCTCACGCTTTTCACGCTTGCGGTCATAGATGAAGGACTGGATACTGCTGATCAGAATGACTGCGCTGATGCACAGCCAGATGGCGAGAACAGCAAAAAGCAGAATTGTCTGAATCATTGTCATGGCCGTTTACCTCCCTTGTCTTAACCGAGGAAATCCTCGTCGTCATCAGTTGCGAAGTCAGCTTCAGCACTGGCCTTGCCGCCCAGGGGTTCGCCGGGACGAATGAGCTGCAGATTGTTCAGACCGCAGGCGATGCCCTTGTTGCCGTTGCTGTTGAAAGCGTACAGGTTGATGGAAGCCCTGCCGTACACGCCGGAATACACCTCGGAGCGGGTCAGAACAGGATTGCGGTCTGCGTCCACGATGCCGGGAGCGGTGGCGGAGTTGGCGTTGATGAAGTAGGCGTTCGCATAGGCGGGATCATCGGGTCTTTCAACGTCGCCGTCTCTCAACGGAGTCTTGATCGCGGAGAGAGGAGGCACGCTACGGCCGTTGCCCTTCAGCTTAGACTGTCCCTCCTGGTAGGCGGCTTCGATGGCGGCCTTGATCTTCGCCACTGTCTTAGTGTCGGACTTCGGGATGATCAGCGATACCGAGTACTTCGGCGTGCCGCCGTTGATGGATTTGGGCTCCCAGACGTTGGCGTAGGACCAGCGGGTGTCGGGACCGGTGATGACCTTCATAGGGTTGTTGACTCTGTTTGTGTTGTTAGACATATTACATTTCCTCCATAAAATCATTTTTTGCGGTATTCCATTCGGGCCGTTTATCACTCGACCGCACGAGCGTCGGCCTGCCTTGCGGCTTTTCAATGTAGGGTGCGAGAAGCTCCTCAAAGCGGGATTTGCCCAGCAGCTTCTGCATGGCGGTGATGCCGAGGAGTTTCTTTTCGTAGGGGTTGAAGCCGGCGCCCTCAACGGCTGCAGCCACAGCGGCTTCACTGGTGTATTCGCGGTTGGAGCGGCCCTCGACCAGCTTCCAGCCGGGGAACGCCGTGCCGCTGACTGCCTGCTGAAGAGCGTATTCCTTCACATCCGCAGCCCAGGCGGTAAGAGCGTCCACCTTGTCCAGAATGTCGGCTATCTCTTCATCAGTCAGGAGAGGCGGTACTTCAAAGTCATATCGGGCAAGTACCAGGTTTGCTTCGGCTCGTTCCCGGCATTCGGCCTTTGCCTTGCAGAACCGGCACCATTCGCCGCAGTGAAAATCGCCGCCGCCCTCGTATGCCAGCTTCGCCTTATAGGTCAGGTCGTTCTGCGCCCATTCGAGCAGACCGTCCTTTTCCATGACGCAGACGCTGATATTGGATTTCCTGGGCTGGTAGATGGTCATGCGGACGGAGTCGATGTCGTAGATGCCGTCAAAGATCTCCAGAGCGCCCAGGGCATACAGCATCATCTGCGGATTATCCACGGCGCTGACTTCCACGCCTTTGCCGTGCTTATAGTCCACGATGTTCAGCTCACCGTCAGCGATGACGATGCAGTCGGCGGTGCCGAAGCCGTCCTGCACCCAGCGGGAGAAATCCACTCGCTGCTCGATCAGGATGACCGGGTCGGCGCAGGTCTGCTTTGCGGTCTCCAGAAGCTCCGATACATAGGCGGCATACCCGGCGGCGCAGTCCTCCATCTCCTCGTTGTACCAGGAGAGGTTTTCGATGGGATCATCCGCCGGAATCCCCAGAGCCTGCTTCAGCCGGAACTCACAGAGCGAATGGGCGTCCGTCCCTTCGGCGGCGTAATCGCTGCCCTTGTCCTCGTAGGCTTCACACAACCTTGCTGAGGGCGGACAGTTGAGCCAGCGTTCGGAAGAAGAAGCGGATAAGACTGCGTGCTTAACTGCCATTAGTCAGCACCTCCGCTTCGGCGAGCAATGCCTTGTAATGTGCGGGGTCGATCTGTGACAGCTTGGATGCGCCGTACTTTTGAAGCAGGGCGCGGATCTCGGCGGTGTGTCCCTGGCGGGATTTGTCCGCAAGCACGGCTCTGACCTGCTCCAGCGTCAGCTCCGGTTCGGGAGGAGAAGCAGGAGCATCCTCTGCCAGCGGTTCACTGCTGAATACCTTCGTCAGCCAGTCAGCGGCATCCGAAATAGAAGCGGCAGCACTGCGAAGTTCTTCGATGGTCTGCGCCATATCGCTCATTCTGCTCATGTGATTTTCCTCCTTCCCTGGATTTGCTCTGCTGGCGTGCGATGTTCAGGTTGCTTGCCAGTCTCCTTGACACCACGCTGATCGCGGTCAGGACATCAACAATGTCCTCGTCAGCATGGGCGTCATAATGGTTTGCGTTGTAACTCATATCGGCGGTCCCTCCTTTCCCAAGGCGTCTTGTGTTGCCTTTCAATGACCCATCTGGACAGGGAAGGAGGGGTTGGCCGAAAGATTTTAGAATTTTTCTTTGAGCCGCTTCAGCAGCTGATTGCGCCTATACACAAAGGTGTTCCGGGGCATATTCAGCCGCTCTGCACCGGCACGTTCGGAAAGCCCGTCCGCAATAGCCATGAGGATCTCGTAGCTTTCCGGGTCGGATGACTGAAGCTCTGTGAGCAGGCCGTTCAGGATCAGGGAATCGATATCGATCTCCGTGGTCAGCCTGCTGTCCGCAAGAAAGCTGGTGCGGGAGACGCCGTTCTCATAGGCGTTCTCCATCTCCGTGTCGATGGAGAGATGCTGGGGAGCGTCCTTCGGGATACAGCGGAACTCGCAGGTATCGCAAAGCCCGTCGCACTTGTAGCTCTTTTTGTACGGAATGCAGCAGGCTCCGGCTCTCTGCTTCGCCTTGCGGGTAGTCCCTACGAACCGCTCCCAGTCGCGCTTCTGCTCCGGGGTGACCTCGATCCACTGCTTGAGCGGATGATAATAGATGGTTGCTGTGTTCTGATTGGCATTGGTTTTCATAAAAAAGTCCTCCGATTTTCGATTTCTCGAAACAGAGGACTCTGGGCGCTGCCGCAAAATGGGTGTAAAAACCTAACCGCAGTCCAAACGGAGTTCTCCGTTTCGGATTGCAGCTAACCCGCTCAAAAGGCAGCTGTGATATTGAGTTGTGCCGCCGGATACTGTTGAGCCATCAGTGATCAGGTGATGCGGTATCGGGCGGTGAGCAGTTTATTGTCTTGCTCAGGACAGATTGACTATCTTAAGTCTGCTTCAATGGCGTACAGTTCACTGAAAAGATCTTGAAGTGTATGGATGCTCGCTTTTTCAAAATTTTTGACGCCATGCTTTTTTAGAATAAACGCAATGGTTTTATCAGCTGAATCCAAGTGGGACTCAATGAAATCAATGCTGTTTTCAATGCTGATAGCCAGACTTTGCTTATCACTATTTTTCATTGATGTTCTCCTCCTTGTCGTGTATTCAGCTTCAATCCGGATTTTGGCTGTGTTTGTACTTACAATTTTACTTAGAGAGGCGGAGGCAAAAAACGAATGGAAAAAGAATTAAATCGGAAGATTTTCGGAACGAAAAAACGGGGTTCCCGCTCACTGCGGAAACCCCGGAAAGATAAAAAATGTTTTGTATTGGCAAGTTGTGCGCCTATCAAGATGTGGATGACGATCAGGTATAGATTTGAAATTTAAAAAGTCAAAGTTAAACACGAATATACTCGATATTTCATTGACAAATACGAAAGTCTGTGTTAAAATATTTTATCAACGATATCAGTGTACACTCAAGCAAGGAGGATCGCCGATGGAATATAACTACAATAATTTATGGAAATTGTTAATAGATAAAAAATTGATGAAAAAAGATCTGATGGAAAAAACCGGCATCACATCATCTACCATCGCCAAGATGGGGAAAAACAAAGCAGTGAGTATGGAGGTTCTCGGCAAAATATGTATAGCTTTGGATTGTAGTATAGGCGATATCGTTGATGTGATTAAAGAAGATTAATTTGAGGTGAATGGAACTATAGCAGAAGGAGGTAATCAAATGGAGCATCTTTGTATCGGCTCATATGTGAGAATTATGACATCATGCGCTATTCCCGCAGAGCGCAAGTTTGATTCCTTCTGCGAGAAAATCATGTTGTCGCTATGTCCGGTAGGTTCCACAGTCTTTTCATATACTTCAGCCGATGGGTATGAGGTTACCTATTCGTATACTAATTTCAATAAGATTCACTCTGCGAGTCAGAATCTGCCCACCGAAGTTATGCAAATGGCTCTTAAGAAAGATGCCCGTGCAATCGAAAGGTACTTTGTACAGACAATCATTCCTGCAATGGAAGAGGCTCGCAAGAAAAACGCCGTTCTCGCATTAAAGAATGTCATTCTTAAAGACAGCACGATTGCGGACACTACCCAGCTTGGCACAATTGGAGATCTGACAAAGAGCGACCTCAAAAGTAAGAATGATTTTGTCCTTTCCGAATTCCTGACAGACGTGTTCATCTATGCTGTTGCGAAAACGGACAACTTGGTGGAATCTGCATTCACAAAATCTATCAAAAAAGATTTTTACACCGCCTATAACCAGATGGTGGATACCATCAAATTTTACGAAGTAACGAGACCGAAGGGCGTAGCTGCCATACCGCTGACCAGCAAAGGAAAATTCGATAAGGTTTTTACGCCCGTGTCAAGCGAGACACTTTCCATATCCGCAAAACACGACCTTCAGATTTTTTGCTTGAAGTTTGATGATTTTGACTTTGACTATCACGGTCTGTGGAGGCATCTTCGCAACAATATCGGGTATTACGTCTATTCCAGAGCGCAGATTGAGACCTACATGGAAGATGATGAGATTTCTGCGCTGGCCTATGATGCCATAGCGTATATCAAAAAGGCTATCGCTGATGGAAAATTGCCTACGGGCAATGAACTCGGAGAACTCTTGCTGTACATATTCTTGGAGCAGGTTCTCATTGCTCCAAAATTGATGAGTAAGGTTGAAATAGGAAATCACGGCGGTTTTATGACGAGCGAAAGCTCCTGCATTCACCTTCTTACCGCTAATGATACGGTTCCGTTCAGCCAGGTCGTTCTTGGAACTTCGATGATTAATGGAGATCTGCAAGCGGCGATTGATGCAGCCTTTGCGGATGCACAAAAATTAAAGGACAGAAAGAAAGATGAACGGCGATTTGTTGAGTCAAACATATTTGCGGCTTCTTTCCCAACTAAGATTTACGATCAGCTCGAAGCAATCATCCTGCCTTCCGAAACAGGAAGCCCAAAACCTGCCACGGCATTTGGTATGTTCGTGGGATACAGCCTGAACGGAGTATCCGCAAACGGAAAATCCGTAAACGAATATCAGGGCGATGTTCTTGAGCAGGTCAGGAATGACATCCAAAGCAATGTGTCATTCATTGAATCGAAAATCACGCAGTATGGTCTGGACGGCTATTCTATGTATATCTATCTTCTCCCCTTCGCTGATGCGGACGAAGATAAAAAAGATATCATGGACAAGCTGTTGCAATCCGGAGGAGGTCAGGCATGAGTGATTTCAGAGATGTCACCTTCGGGGAGCATTTGTTTTCGAGAATAGATGATAACGCTTATCTGCAAAAGCTCTATCACAATATCCTTATCAATTATTCCAAGCGGCTGTTCCGTTTGGATGAGATGGAGGATCAGCCCGTCAACATCGGGGACGCTTTGACATTTGCAGATGTGCTTTCAAAATCCTGTGGCACAAACCTGTCGGATATTCATAAGACCCGTGCACAGGAAATGGTTGCGCTGCTTTATGATATGTATCCCCAGGATACGCAGGTGAAATATTACCTCGGCTCTGTTCTTGCCAATACAGGGAATTTCCTCGGCATGAACAGACTGACACCGGATTTTGAAAATGCCTCTCTGTTGGAGCGTGTATTTATGCACTTCAACATGGATTACCTGTCTGTGCCGGCCGATGGCGAAGCACGTTTCTTTCCTGCGCAGAAAGAGATATATGATAGCCTGTCAAGACCGTACTTCAGTTACTCTGCGCCTACATCTATGGGAAAGTCCTTCATGATGCGCGCGTTTATCAAACAGCAGATCATGGACGGCGCAAAGAAGAATTTTGCCCTGCTCATCCCGACAAAGGCACTCATAAACGAGGTCACGAGTGAGTTGATTGAAAGCCTTACTACGCTTTTGAAAGAAACGGATTATCGCATTGTGACATCTTCCGGCTCGATGGCACTTGAAACAAAACATAACTATATTTTCGTTTTGACGCCGGAACGGATGCTATACATTTTGATTGACGATCCTGAACTTAAAATCGACTATCTCTTTGTGGATGAAGCACACAAAATATCATCCGGCGATAAGAGAAGCGCATTTTACTATAAGGTTATCAACAAGTTAGAGGAACGGCATAGCAATGCGCATATCATATTTGCATCGCCGAATATCCCTAATCCGAGAGTTTATCTTGATACCCTTTCAAAGGGCGAATGGATCGTGGATGAGGAATCTATTGTGGCGTGCAGATATGCTCCTGTCAGTCAGCTAAAATATATCATCGACTTATGGGAGCGCAATATCCGTATCTTTGACTCGTACTCAAAGAAGTTTATCCTGCTGCATGAAATGAGCCGCCCGTATTCCTTGAGCGAGGTAATCGCTCGAATTGGCGATAAACGACACAACATCGTATATTGCAAATCAAAGAATGACGCCATTCAGTTTGCAAGGGATTATGCGGATACGCAGGACCCAATTGGCGATAAGAGGTTGCAGGCGTTTGCGGAGGAAATCCGAAGCGATGTGCATAAAGAATACTATCTTGCTGAATTAGTGGAGAGAGGTGTGGCATACCACATCGGTTATCTGCCGGCAAATATCAGAATGCAGCTTGAGGACTATTACCGAGAAGGTCTTATCAAGACGATGTTTTGCACCAGCACTTTGCTTGAGGGAGTAAACCTGCCTGCGGAGAACCTATTCATTACAAGCTACAAGAAGGGCTTGAGCAACTTTTCCGAGGTTGACTTCAAGAATCTGGTAGGTCGAGTCGGTCGTGCGAAATACAATCTGTACGGTAATGTATTTATTGTCCGGCTTCAAAAGCAGGAGTGCGAGGAAGATTTACAGAAATTTGAGGATTTGCTGAAGGACGATGTACCCCCGCAGAAACTGTCCATAGAAGCGGAGTTAAACTCGAACCAGAAAAAGCTCATAGTAGACACGCTTCTTTCCGGCAGCGTAGAAATACACAAGTCAAAGAAGAATCAGAGCGAAGATAACTACGAGCTGATGCGAAAAACGATGCTGATTCTTGTCGGAGATATTGTGGGCGGCAGGAACAGCCGCGTAAAGCGGGAATTTGTCCCTTACCTGACACCTGAGACTGAGTCAAAAATCCGGGAGCAGTTTTCCGTACCGGAGAAAAAGCCAGACGATGATATCAATGTATCGTATGATCAGATACAGGGTATCGAAAAACTCATCCGTGACGGACTGGCTTACCCGGAAATCAAAGACCCGAAACGCGGAGCGGATTATTACGAGACGCTGGCATTCCTCAACAAACTGGCTGTGGCGTTCAAGTGGCGCATCTACGAAAATCGGACACTTGGAGCCGGA